ATAGCTATTGCTGTATGGAGGGCAAAGGTGATTTGAGAGCCAGCCGAAACATCCGACCCGAACATAATAACGAGCGTTACCTTGACTCACTTGTCGAGACGTTCGCCGACTGGCTTAAACCCTACTACGACATCATCAGCGTCATCGGTGTCGGCAACCATGAGACGAGCGTCCAGAAGCGACATGACACCTGTCTCGTCTCGCGTTTGTGTCAATTGATCCGCAGCGGTGGCGGCATTGCTCAGGAGGGCGGATATGGCGGCTGGGTGCGTTTTCATTTCAAACTATACGGCACAGTTTACCGGAGTAATACGCTTTATTACCATCACGGGTTCGGCGGTGGATCGCCATCAACGCGAGCAACGAATCACTTTACGACGCACTACTCGGCGCAGACCTGCGGAAACATCGACATCTACGCGGCAGGTCATACGCACTGGAAGGAGGCTGTCCCAGTTCGCAAAGCGAAGTTGAATAGCAAGAACAAGGTCGAACTGGTCGACGTCCATTATCTGAGACTCGGCACATATAAGGACGAATATTCCAGCGAGGGTCTAGGATTCCATATCGAGAAGGGTCGCGGAGCGAGGTCGCTCGGTGGCTACTTCGTCAATTTTACGATGCACAAAAAACACGGATTAAAGCGAACCGTCGAGGAGTTGAGCTGATGGCGAAAAAATGGTTTTACCGCGTCGGCGTTGTGTTCTTTTCGATGGCGACAATCTACCTGCTTGTCCTGTGTTGGAAGGCGTTTGTCTGGGCGAAGTGGCTCGGTCGCCTGAATGATACGTTCAACTAGGCGCAAAAAAAAACCACCGACGCAGGACGCCGATGGTCTGGAGTGATCGCGATCAATCACCGTCGCGGATCGTGATGGTCGCCTCGAGTCCGACCGCCTTTGACATCTTGAGTATTACGTCCCAGCTCGTCTCCCGCAGTCCGTTCTCGGTGCGGCTCCAAGTCGACTGATTGATGCCCGCATCTTCGGCAGCCTTAAAGCTGCTGATGCCTTTGCGATGCCTCACGTTCTTAATCATCTCGATTGCTCGTTCTTTTTTCACTGTGTCCCCGATCCAGCCTATCGCTTTTGTTTGTGTTGATGTTATCATTATTTTTTCCTTCTGTGATTGTTGGTATTAAATATCGATCACGGTCGCCGCGTCAGTGCTTCAACATTGACGCGGTTTTTTTATTCGTGATTCGCCATTGCATCTAATCGCTTCCGGTAGTATTTCAGCTGTTTATTATATTTGGTGATTGCGTTCTCTGCTCGCTTGAGTTTCGTCGCCCAGTTGTTGAGGTTTTTTTCAACCCTTTCAATATTTGATATAACCTTTTCGACTGGCGTCGGTTTCGGTTTCTTTGGTTTCGGTTTAACCGCTTCAAGCGGCAACGCCTCACACCATTGATAATATTGTTTCGCTGCCGGTGTAAATCCATACCTTACACTTCGCCGCATCCAGTACTCGTTACTGCGATCGCCTTTTCGACCTCTCGCGTGCGCCATTTCGTGAGCGATGACAACGCCGACCTGCCATTTTTCCACGCGAGGAGGAAGTCTGATTTCAATATGATGATAGGCTGAATAATAACAGCCTGACACGTACTCCCGCGAGGGTACAACCTCGACGACCAGCCTCCGCTTGTCTTGCGGCTCCAGTTCCAGCTTGGATATTTTATTAACGAACGCTCTCAGGTGTGGCGTTTTAAATTTTGTCTTGTTTCTTATTTCCATTGTTCTACCTGCTTTCGTGTTAAATAAATTATTCGTGATTCGCCACATCAACCAGCCGCCGAGCGATCAACCCGATCGCGTCGTCGCTCTGGTTTGTGATTCGTTTCATTAGATCATCGTGCATCGGTTCCGCAATCTCTGGGTGCAGTCCTCCGCGTTGAGCTGCTTCGAGCAGCGTGACGATGATCGCCTGTATTCGTTCGATGTCGTTCATTAGTTGCCTGCCTTTCGGTTATCTAAAAAATACGATGCAGCCGATCGCGAACGCGATCACGCAAAGCATCGCGGTTTGAATTTGTTGGTGTTGTTCATCATTAAGCACGACGCACCTCCTCGGTCAGCATGACCGTCCGCAAGGTGTGCGACATTCGCTCCATGATGTTTATAACGGTCGGCGGCAGCGTCTCAAGGCTGTCGTCGCTTTCGATCGCGATGATCCCGAACGCCAACCCGTTGCCAAATCCCTTCTCTCGGTATTCGTTCATCCGATAAAAGTACCCGCCGTTCCACTTTTGAAATGATTGCTCGTATTCGACGTCGATCTCGCTCGAATGCGCCGCCAGCCATTTATCGATTTTGATTTTGTCATCACAGAAGCAGTCGACCGCTTTATTAATTGCCATCAGTGCGATCTCTTTTCTGTCCTCGTCTGGCAGCTCGACGCCGCTGGTGAGGTGTTCGACGTTGCTGCATATTGTAATTTTATACTTGCTCATTTGACTCCTGCCTTTCGGTTGTGGGGTTGTTGTTTAGTTGTTCCGTAGTTCGTCAAGCATAACGTGGCACGTCGCCGCGCGGCGGTTGTGCGTTTCTAGTTCAGCCTTGAGGCTGTCAATTTGTTGCTGTACAAATTGTATTCTCCATTCGCACTTCTTAAACTCGGTTTTAACTTCGTCGGCGTCCATAATGTATAAATCGTTGTTTGCTTCGCTCATCTTCGTCCTGCCTTTCGTTGAGGGGTTGCCCCCGTTAATTAAATCCACTCACCAAGTCCGAGAGCGTTGAGCTTCTCGGTGATGTGTGACACTTCTGCAAGTACTTCCTCTAGTGTTTCTTTGGTGGTTCCGTCGGTTTGCTTTATGGCATGGTGCAAGGCATCACGTAATCCATAAAGCCCGTCAGCCGATTCAAAATAACTGCCGCGTATTAAATTGAACCCGTCAGATTCTAGGCTCTTGATCGCTTTGGCAATCGCCTCATGTGTGCTTATCATTTCGCTCATCTTCGTCCTGCCTTTCGGTTGAGGGTTTCGAGTTGGCTGAGTCGCCGATAAATCTCTCGCCGTCGCTCGTCGGTAAGTTTAGGGGGCGTCGGCGTCTCGCCCTTTATCGCGGTATCAAGATAATGCAATACGTCTTTGAGTGTCATAGCGCACTTAATCCCTCCACCGTATCCGGCTATTTCATAGCCATCTATCAACACCACACAATACTTATAGATCGAGTCTTGCTGATAGGCTGCCAAGTCGGGGTCGTGCAACAGTTCCAACTCATCCAGTAATGGATGGTTTTTAATTTTGTCTTTTAATTTGCTCATTTTTCTCCTGCCTTTCGGTTGTGGGGTTGCCCCCGTTAAATCACATTCCGATTGAATCCATTAGTTTGTCAGCAGCGTCGAAACCGTTTCGCGTTGCGTATTCTTCGATAAGGTATGCTCGCGTGATTCGCTTCTCGGTTGATATGTCGAGCAATTCGCCGCCGATAGTTTTAATGGCGTCGAGGATCATTGTGTCGGTTAAAGTTGCGATTTTAGTTTTCATTGCTTCGATTGCTTCGCTCATTTGATTCCTGCTTTCGTTGTTAGTATCATTGTTTCTCATGCCCTAATTATATGCCCTGCGGCATACTATTACAATCGGAATCTATGCCTACCGGCATAAATAAATAAAGAAAAACGGTCTTTTTTTTACCGTCTTTTATGCGTCTTTTTAGAGTCCGCAGCCGCCTTCGCACTCCATCCCGAATAGATCGAGCTGGTCTTCGTCGAGTTTGCAGTCCTTTAGCGGTCGTCCTGATCGGTGCAGATACAACTCCGCTTTCCGTTTGCCGCGTCGGTCGGTTCTCATGGCATCATCGACCTCGCAGGCTCGCTCCCATCCGGCTGCGTCATGTTTCTTTAACGCCAGCCATTCGCGATTAGATTTGTACGGACAGAACACGCACGCGGATCGGGGGACGTGATGCGGCACGCGACCCTCAAGATATACGACGCAATTATGGCGCGTCATCTCGTCCTCGATCAATGGAAAACGAACCTTCGACCAGCCACGCATCTCGAACCTGCCTCTGGCTCTCGCAGCCCGTCCAGCTTCGTCATATGAAAAACCCATATGCTGCGTCAGTTCGACGTCCTTCGGGATTCGCTTACGAGGTGCGAGTCCAAGAACGTCGCGACGGATCGCCTTCTCGACAACTTGAATTTTGTATTCTGATGTACATTGTCTGCGGAGCATCCCCTTAGTATTATTTTCGTCACGGGTGAACGCTGGAATAGATGCGAACAGTTGCCCAGTGCTATTTGTGCCGTTAATAATATCATCACCGAGACAACCGGCACTCCTGACGATGATCGGCGTCCCGCCTTCCAATGACTTGAGCCAATCAAGATGAACATAGACGGCATCAGGTTCGTCGCCTGTGTCCGCAAAGATGGCGAAGTCGTAAACAATATCAAGATCGCCATCAAGCGACATCAAGAACAACGCGGTCGACTGCACTCCGGCTCCGAGGTTTAAAATGTGTAGTTGTTTTTTTTCAGTCATCAGATTCTCCCACGATCGCCACGATAGCCCGCGACAGTTTAACCAGATCACGCAGCTCGCAGATTACGAGCCACTGTTGCAAGTTCCGTTTATGGCAGACGATCGGGATGTCCTTGCCGCAGTCGTCGAGAGCCTGCTCCATCGCCTTATAGACCGATAGGCTCTCGGTGCGTTTGCTTTCGATGTGAACCCCAGCAACGCCGAGAACGTCGCCAGCCCCTTCTTTGCCTGCGTGCTGAACCGACCGATAGATCGAACCAGTCTCGACGCCCAGCACCCGCGTCAATTCGCGAGCAAGTTCTCGTTCACCTCTAGCACCTTTCGACCTTTGCATCCTACCCATTTTTTTCCCCTTCGCTTTGAATCTCGCCAGTGCCATCGCATGACGAACATCGTGCTTTTATCTCAGTGATCGACCTCGGAGAGAAACGCGTCTTGCCTGTGCCGTCGCACTGTCGACAGATGACCGTCTTTGTTTGTCGCGTGGTTGCTTTTCGATCGTTCCAAAAATCACCAAGTTCGAACTGGTTGAGAATTTCGCTGTGTATTTTATCGCCGCACTGATTGCACCAAATAAACGAACCCATAAACGACCATCCCTGTCGCGGCTGCTCACCGCAGCAAGGCGTCAAGTCCTCCGGCTGATTGCCGTCGCGATGTGGAACGGTGTTATTTTCATTCGCCATCGGTCGCCTCCAGTATCCCGATGGCAAACTCGATATACTTCGACGCCTTCCGCAAGTCCTCGACCTGCTTCAACCTGTCCGCATGTTTCGCGTTCTGGTTCGCTGCTCGCCAGGAATATTTGAACACATTGCCCAACGCGAACCCGAGCGCAGCGTCGTCGCCGTAGACGGTGCGGAAGGTGTCGAACATCTCCAGACCGCCGACGACGTAATGACTCGGATGGTTTACTGCGTCGCTCATTTGCTCGCCTTCGCCTTGACCTTCGGCTCGTATGCTTTCACGCGTCGAGGTCGCACGACGTGCATCCAGAAGCGAACAAAGCCGACCTCGATAAATCCGTCAGCCTTGAGCGTCTCCGCGATCGCACAGACTGCCGCCGTGTTGTTCGTCCTGACCATGACCCTCTTGCGGATTCCGACTTTGATAAATCTCGCTCGCATGCTTTTCTCCCTTTGGTTAAATTTCGATTGCTTCCATTTGCTGCTTGATCGCTTCCGCTTCGTCTGACATCCCCAGCCCTTGAGACTTCAACTCGTCGAGCTGGCTCCACAGTTCACGCGATCGGATTTGTGCCTCGATCTCTGCTTGTGTCTTTTTCCGCTTTGGCGACGGGATCGGTGTGCCTTCGTTCCAGCCTGCTCGATCGTCCTCCCAACAATCACCATTAAGCCACGAACTCGGCATCTGGCAAAACTCGCCGCGTCCCTTGTTCGATCTCGCG